CATCAACTCAGTATCGGCACAATATGAAGGACTTTTGCCACCCGGGAGATTCGGGTAAACCGGTCGACTACACGACACAGCAGGCAAGGAACTGGTTAGCAGGTCTCCAGTTCGGGTCAAAGTGACGGGCATATCCGGCCAGCTGGCCATCATCCCTCACGAGGATCGCCTCGGCACACTCCGACCACCATCGCGTCAAGCGCGACACGCGGTCAGAGTCGACCTCAAGCAGGTCGTCTCCAGGCGCCAAGGAGCAGTAGTCGTAGAAAGCAACATGTGCCTTCAACCGATCACCACCATAATCCACCTCACCCTCACCGAACACCTCCACCAGCGCGGAACTTGCGTCGCGATAGCCCGACGTGAACGTCGTTTCTTCGGCTACCGTGAGCGAGCAGGGCGGGAGCGGGACGATTCCACGCTGTATGGCGCCGGCGATCTCGCAATCGCGGCGCGACGGCGTGTAACGTCCTTTCGCGGGGATACCAACGCCACCGCAGCACTCTGGAATGAACCAGGGCAGCCCTTCGGGGAGACGAGAACGGTTTTCGGCGACGAATCTGCCGATCAACCACTCACACCTCTCCTCGTTAGCTTCCCATGGAGCAACCAACTCTGCGGCGCGCGATCCCAACGAACCGTCACGCTCTCCAAAAGCATCACCCGCCTCGACCTTACCACCACTTCGTTTCAATCCGTAAAGCACACCGAGATTGAGCGTGGCCACCTCCATCAGATGGTCTCGATCATCGATGCTCGTAATGAGCGCGTGAGGAACGCGCACGTAGCATCGAGAGTTCATGTTGCAGAACTTATTCGAGAAGTAAGTCTTCCCAACGGACTCGGCAAGCCCGCCGGCGGCCGTCGCTAGCCGCCAGCGAGTGACGCCTTCGTGGTCTGTACGCGTAAGAATGTCGTCTCCATTGATCATCATCGGGCACACCGCCAAACGACGATCAGGAAAGCACGCATAACGCGTCAGTGCTGCATTGACGATGCAGAGCACTGGGAATGACACCGGGGAGCCCATGAGCTGCCCCCAGCGCTGTTCACGGAGGTCACGACCTTCGTCGCTGCCGATCACATGATCGGTCATTGCCTCCTCGAACAGCAAGCGAGTCTCGTCGTCCATCCCGACGCACTTCGCGATTTCATCCACACAGACAGCCGACAACCTCGGATGCAGCTCGTTTGTCGCGGACTTGTAATCGCCACTGAGCCAGACTTCTCCGGGCAGGGGTAATCCGACGCAGCGTTCAACATCGCCGGGTGTCAAAACCCGATCGATACAGAACACGTTGCATCGTTTC